TCAGCTATAGTAACTCTAAACCCTGAGGTTGTCTTATTACTAATGTAGGCTGCATTAAGATATCCTCCATCAGAAGCTGGTGTAATTTGACCTGCAAGATAATTACCTGTTGCGCCGGGTGCTCCTATTGTAACATCAATAGAATAATTAGTATTGGCAAAAGGGGCAGCAAATGTTACATCGTACTGCCATGTATATGTACCTACATTAGTAAATGAAGATCCTAAGACCTTATATTGTTTTGCAAGAAGACCTAAACCATCCTGCCCAGTTGCTCCGGTTAAACCTTGGCTACCCGTAGCTCCTGTGGCACCGGTTGATCCTCTTTGTCCTTGGCTACCTGTAGCTCCGGTTGCTCCTGTGGCTCCACGTCCAGTTGCGCCAGTGGCACCAATCCCTGTAGCACCGGTAAAACCTTGGCTACCCGTAGCTCCTGTGGCACCGGTTGATCCTTTTTGTCCTTGGGTACCAGTTGCTCCTATGTTACCTTGTAACCCAGTGGCACCTGTTAAACCTTGTGATCCTGTTGCTCCTGTACTTCCACTACCTGTAGCTCCGTTAAAACCTGTAGCACCTTTTAAGCCAGTAGCACCTGTTAAACCTTGTGATCCTGTTGCGCCAGTAGCTCCACTACCTGTAGCTCCTGTGGCTCCTGGTTGACCAGCATTTACAAAAATGTACCAACTACCTGAAACACCAGGAACTTCATTTAAGCTAACAGATGGAGTTATCCATGCGCTGCCGTCATATGTTACAACATCATAAGGTTGATAGGTAGTTGCATTATCCCAGTTACCTTCATATTCAAATCCTTGACCAGTTGCACCTGTACCACCAACTCCTGTTGCTCCACCGTTTCCTGTGGCACCGGTTAACCCAGTGGCTCCTGTACTTCCTTTAGTACCTGTTGCACCTGTACCACCTATATGGCCAGTTGCACCAGTTCCACCGGTAAAGCCGGTACTACCTTTTAGTCCTGTTGCGCCGGTTCCACCAATAAAGCCTTGTGGTCCGGTGGCTCCTTGACTTATTAGATCATCTGCAGCTACTTTATAGTTTACTCCATCTACAATTACAGGTACAAATGTATTAGGACCTGTTGCGTGCTCATTATTCTTCAATTATATTTGCTCCACCTTCTGAGACAAGTGGTTCGTTTGGTATGGGTAGAGAAGCATTCTCCTCTATTAGTTCAACTGGGTTATAGAACGGTGTAATGCAGTCGTTAAGTGGCTTTTTGATTACCAACTGTAAGACCGCAGTCATTCCTGCCACCTCGTCTTGGAACCGCTCCTTAAATGGTTGGTAAGAAACAGTAAACACCGGTTGCGGATCCTGGGGACTAACATAAAAGAGTTGCAGACGGGCAAGTACATCATCTAGGTACTCCGCGCAGTCTGATTGTGTTTTAAGGAAGTCGTCAGCCAGTCCTACTACCTCCATCATAATTAGGTTAAAGGTCCAGGTCTGCGTGTACTGATCTCGTGCACCACCACCTGGGTTAATAAACATATAGGGATAGTCAGCACCACCAGTAGTGTTATCTGAACGCGTCTTAATATCCGATAGGTCACCATAACCCCAGTCCGCAATCAGCTTGTGAGTATCGGCAATGTTACCTAAGAGATCTACTATTTCTTTGTAAGTCATATTTTCTAGTTATTTCCTGTTGCCTTGCGGCTTCTTCCGCATCCACCTGCTTTTGGTAAGCCAACATATTTAGAGCCTTCTTAAGTGGTTGTTCGGCCACTGGGTCAAGACGCAGGATATCTCCCTGGGCCAACCTAACCATTACTGCATACCAACCACGTGCAATCCCCATCTTATCCGCTTCTCCGCCTTCATCGTCCACAGGATCATTAAGACCAAACAGTGCAGAGTAACTCCTGTAAACAGAGAGTCTCCACCTGGTGTACTTTTCTATAACCCAAAGGGCTTCATCGGCGTAAAGGATCTCAGGACTAAGGATACCCAGCAGATCAGCTAAGTGGCGGTCTGCTCCCCAAATAAGCCAGATATCCAGATCCACCCATTGACCAAAAGTTAACTCCTCAAAAGGGCTGTGTTCCGCTACCTTGCGTTGTCCCATTAGTTGTAAGAGAAAACCCATACCCAGTTCCAGCGCTTTATGTGGAGCCTGGCAGAGTAGGTCAAGCGGTGCACCTGTTACCAGATGTAGAGCCCTGGGCCACATAAGTGGTTCTCCCAGGTCTAGTTGAGCCAGCTGACTCCATAAACCGATCTCTAATCGTTTAGGGAATCTGTAGTCTTTACCATCCAGTTGTAGCTTTACCATACTATTAAATATTTATCCCGTGGCCAGTGTATGATCCTTAACGGGCGTGACCCATGATTGCATAGGCTCCTCGCTGCAGATTTTGTTTCCTACAGTAATTTGCTATTGCCATTGACATTACACAGTCATCATGATGCGGAGCTGGGGCACCGTAGCGGACCTGTCTCGTGCGTGGATTGTACTCGTAACTAAATATACTTAACTCGTGGTGGAGAGCAGGTTGTAGGGACTCTTATCGTCCCAGCCGTTACGGATCTGCTCATAGAGTACATCTCCGATTGAGTTGGTTTCAACCATCGCAGTTGCTCGCCACTTCTGGCAGAGGGCGATAATGTCACGGGTCATGGTACTCCAGTCAGCCTGCCGGTTTCTATACATATCGACTACATGCCCGTTGGCATCCATGAATGTTGCAACAGTCCAGTCTTCTTGACGACCCAGGTCTATTCCACAGTAGATATGACCAGTAGGTTGTGGCCAATGGTGTAGAGTGGATTCCTTTACCCGACTAAATACTTCTCCACCGCTATCAATAAATTCTGCTAAGTACTCTTGCTTAAATATATTAGGTGGTAGTGTTTTTTGAGCATCCTGGATCTCTTCTGGTGCGATGTAAGGTGTATCGTAACTAGAACCTTTATAGGAGCGATAGTTAGGGTGATCTGGGGAGAGACCCAGTTGGAACAGGTCATGGAAGTAGTTCTTACCCTTTGGTGTAGAGATAAAGACCACCTTCTTGCCTTTTACTGCAAAGACTGGTCTTATGGCTTCGCTCCATGCTTCGTTCCGGATAAAGGCAGCTTCATCTAGGATACCATAGTCACAGGTTAGTCCACGGATATTATCGTATCGTTCTGCTGAGCGGAATAGGATCTCGGATCCATTGCGGAGTTTTAAAGAGTTGTCTGCGTAGTTGTTTTTTGCAATGAGCCCACTGGCTTCTATTGCTTCAACCAGTTCTTTATGTACCTTATTGGCTTGACTATAGACAGGACTAACCCAAAGGATTTTACATGGACCTTTATTAATCATCCACCATAGAGCAAGGTTCATTCCCATTAGGGACTTACCTACCTGGCGACCTACAGAGACAATGTGGAATTTTGTGGAACCCTGCAGGATACCATTAATTATTTCACGCTGTTTTGTATGTGGAGTAAATCCAATAAAAGCCATTACTCATCTTTAGGTTCATCACCAAACTTAAACTGGATGTTTTTAAAGAGATCTCCACCATCTGCGTCTGTAAGTTGTTGTTGAGAGAGCTTAGGTACAAATCGTTCACTTAGCTTAATCACCATGTCCATTGCACTCTTAGGATCCTCAGCAGCAACCTGCTCCAACCATGTGGTCATGTTATCTAGGTTGGCTTCTATAAGTAGAGCAAACGCCTGCTTCATTTTCTTTGTGGCTTCATTAGGTATACCTGCAGGTCTACCTTCGCGATTAATACGTGGATCTCCTTTACTAGGTATAGGTACCTTTTGCCGTTAGGTAGACTGTGTAAGTTGTCATTGCATTTTCTATTTTTTCAAATTCAGCTCGTAGGCGCTGTTTCATATTTAAGATACATCGTCCACATCCTACAACTGGTTTGCTTTCACCAGTGATTAGGTTATATGAAGCAAAGAAGTACTTAATTTGCTCAGGTGTAAATTTAATTGAGCTTGTTAAGATATACCTATTTGCTTTTAACCAGCTGATGGCTTCTTCTCTTGTGGTCATATTGTCATTAGTTTTCTCCATAGTAACTCAGCAAGGATAGAAGCACCTGCAGCTATAAATATAGTTTCCCAAACTGGTGTTTGTGTAAATAGGTTCAGACCTGCTAAACTGGTCCACCATGTAAAGCAGAGCGGACAGTTAAACGGCTTACGGTTTAGCTTTACCGCGTTGAGAAACCATTCCCATTGTGGTACATATTGTAGTAGGGCGCCTGCGGCTCCTAAGTAGATTATCCATTCCATGTTATTCCTTTCTTTTTTAATTCAGTTAAGATATGTTTTTTTGTTATCCTGACGGCATGACTTATACTTGTTCGGGGTATGCCTATCTTTTTAGCCAGCTTACT